GAACAGTACTTAATAGAAGATCTTATTATCGAATCTTTAAAGATTTACGGTAATGAGTTCTTTTATATTCCAAGAACATTAGTTTCTAAAGACGAGATTCTTGGTGAAGATCGTCTGTCTCAATTCACCTCATCATTTCCAATTGAAATGTATTTTGAAAATGTGGACAATCTTGCTGGGCAGGGAGCATTTATTCAAAAGTTTGGTTTAATGATGGAGCAGTCAGCTACATTGATAGTTGCTCGTCGTAGATGGGATCAGTTAGTTGGTCGCTATGGTCAAACTACTTTACCCAATCGCCCAAACGAGGGAGATTTAATTTACTTTCCATTAACAAAAGGATTGTTTGAGATTAAATTTGTGACTCATCAAGATCCATTTTATCAACTTGGTAAACTATATGTTTATAAACTACAAGTTGAATTGTTCCAGTATGCTTCTGAAAGAATTGATACTGGTATTGCAGCAGTGGATACATTTGAATCACTCAAATCATTTACTACAAATACAACTCGTTCACCAAATGGTAAGGTTATAAGGATCGATGTGACAAATCAAGGTTCTGGATATACCACAGTTCCTACAGTATCTTTTGTTAGTGCTTCTGGTATTAATGCTGCAGCTACTGCTGTTCGTGGAACTGGCGCAAATGCCAATAAAATTGTTAGTATTACTGTAACTAATCAAGGATCTGGATATCAAACTGCTCCAGTAGTTTCTATTACTGGTGGTGGGGGTGCTGGTGCTTTAGCAACTGCAGTTATTGAAGCAGACATTGATGCCGTTGAATCTTATGGCGATAATAATAAATTTAAGACTGCAGCAGCAACTGATTTATTCAGTGAATCAAATCCATTTGGTGAAATAGATAGAACCAGGAATACTGAATAATGTTAAACAATAATGTATTTTATCACGGAACTATTCGTAAGTGCATCGTAGCGTTTGGCACTCTATTCAGTGACATCTATATTGATCGTCGTGAAGGGAATTCTGTAACAGGAACAGTCGCACAGCGTTTACAAATTCCTTTGGCATATGCTCCAAAAGAAAAATATCTAGTTCGTATTGAGCAAGATCCTAATTTAGAAAACAATACCTATGTCTCTTTACCAAGAATGTCTTTTGAGATTCTTGGATATAGCTACGATTCTAGTCGTAAGTTAAATCGTATGCAACAAATTAAATGTGGTGATGGTACTACCACCATGGACGCTATCTATACTCCAGTTCCATATAACATTGATGTTAGTTTGTATATTTTAACTAAGACTCAAGAAGACGCATTACAAATTTTAGAACAAATCCTTCCAACATTTACTCCAGAATATACTCTAACGATTAACGCTGTTCCAGACATGAATGTTAAACTTGACATTCCTATCGTTTTAAATAGTGTAACTTCCTCTGATGAGTATGATGGTGACTTTCAAACTCGCAGAAATGTTACACATACGCTAACATTTACAATTAAAACCAATCTATTTGGTCCATTGGCTAACAAGAAAGTTATCGATGAGGTGTTTGCCAATATTGGACAGAATGAAAACTTTAGTAATCCTAATAGAATTTACACGGCAGAGGGAGATGTTACCACTGCCACAGTTGATACCGAATCTTGGACAAGTAATTTTTAAACATGGCTGAAATTTATAATGCGAATTCGAATCTAAAAGCAGCAGGTGTTGATGTTCAGTTTACTCCAGACGATGTTAAGGAGTATATGAAGTGTGCTGCAGATCCGATTTATTTTATTGAAAACTATTGTTACATTGTAACACTAGATCATGGTCTTCAGTTATTTAAATTATACGATTGCCAAAAGAAAAAGATTGATGTTATCCATAGCAATCGTCGTGTGATTCTTATGGAAGGTCGTCAGCAAGGTAAGACTACAACTTCCGCTGCTTATATTCTTTGGTATACATTATTTCAACCGAATAAAAATGTGGGTGTTCTAGCAAACAAAGCAACAGCTGCACGAGAGGTTTTAGATCGTTATCAAACGATGTATGAATTACTTCCTAAATGGATGCAACAAGGTGTCACTACTTGGAACAAAGGTGATATTGAATTAGAAAATGGTTCAAAAGTATTTACTGCTGCAACTGGTAAATCTGGTATTCGTGGTAAATCTGTAAACTTATTGTATGTTGATGAAGCTGCAATTATTCCGAACAATGTGGCAGAAGAATTCTTTACATCAGTTTACCCTACAATTTCTGCTGGTCAGACTACTAAGATTCTTCTAAGTAGTACACCATTAGGTTATAATCATTTCTGGAAGTTTTGGAATGATGCTGAGAATGGGCGAAATGGATTTGTTAATCTGTTTATTCCATACTGGGAAATTCCAGGTCGTGATGAGGCATGGGCAAATGAACAAAAAGCCATGCTCGGCGAACTTAAATATAATCAAGAGGTTTTGTGTAACTTCTTGGGATCAAGTTTAACACTTATTAATGCAGATACTATCGCACAAATGAGTGTAGCAAATAGAGTCTATGAGAAAGATGGACTTGATGTTTATGTAGAACCACAAGTTGGTCATACATATTGTTTAGTCGCTGATGTGGCTAAAGGAGTTGGTGGGGATTATTCTGCGTTTCAGATTATTGATATTACAGAAACACCCTATCGAATTGTTGCAAAGTATAGAAACAATGAAATTAGTCCATTGCTCTATCCTAATATTATTTACAAAGTTGGTAGAGACTATAATTACGCTTGGGTTCTAATGGAGATTAATATATCAGAGCAAGTTGCTCATATTCTCTATTCTGAGATGGAATACGAAAACATTTTATTTGTTACAAGACATACTCTTGGACAAACAGTTTCTGGTGGTTTCGGTGGTGGTAAAACCCAGCTAGGTGTAATGACAGATAAAAAAATTAAAAGAATTGGGTGCTCTAATTTTAAAGCACTAGTTGAAGAAAAGAAACTATTAATACAAGACGCAGACACTATATCAGAAATTTCTACATTTATTGAGACAAAGGGGTCTTATCAAGCAGACGAAGGTTATCATGATGACTTGGTTATGCCTTTAGTTTTGTTTGGCTGGTTGACAACTAACTCGTATTTTAAAGACCTAAATAATGTAAACCTTAGAGAAGTTATGTATAAGAAACAGATGCAAGCTATCGAAGAAGAACTTACTCCATTTGGTTTTTATGACGATGGTGGTCCAGAAAAACCCCCTCTAAACTTCTAGAAATCGTGCAAAAACTAAATAAAATGTAGACATGAATTTTGTCTAAAAGTAAAACTTATTAACAAGGAGAATTACAATGCCGTTTCAATTATCTCCAGGCGTTGCAGTCGTAGAAAAAGATTTCACTTCTATCGTTCCAGCCGTATCATCTTCAATTGGTGCTTTTGCTGGTGCATTTCCGTGGGGTCCAGTTATGGAGCCTACCACTGTTGGATCCGAAAACGAATTAGTTCGTCGCTTCGGTAAACCAGACGATAGTAACTTTAGTTCTTTCTTCACTGCTGCGAACTTCCTATCTTATACAAATAACCTATTGCTAGTTCGTGCAGACGCTGGACACTTGAATGCTGTGGCAACCCCAACAGGTGGTCTAGGTACTGTAACTGTCACTGCTGCAGGATCTGGCTATACCTCTACTGCTGCTGCTCCTACAGTAACAGTTGGTGCTCCAGATGATGCAGGTGGAACACAAGCTGTTGTTACCGCAACATTATCTGGTGGTACAGTTACTGCGATTGCAGTTTCAACTGCGGGTGCTGGATATGATTCCACACCGACCGTAACTATTACTACAGCTGCAGGTGATACTGGTTCTGGTGCGACTGCTACTGCAGTAATGACCACACCAACTATTTCTGGATCTGCAGTTTCTGGTACTGGTGGTCAATTTACTTGTACTGGAACTACTATAACAGTTGGAGATTTAATTACTCTTACTGGAACAATATCTGGTACAGCAACTATCACTGGTTATACAACTGGAACAACATATAAAGTTTCTGCTATCACTGGTTCTGGTGCTTCTGTAACAGGATTCACTTTAACTACCACAGGTGATGTGGCTATCGTTACTACTGCAGGTACAACAACTGGTTTAACTCTTAGCAATACTTCACAACGAACTGTTGCTTCAATTACAGTAGACACAGCTGGATCTGGTTATAAAGCTGCTCCAACAGTAGCATTATCTGGTGGTACACCAACTACTGCTGCAACACTTGGTGCGGTTACACTTTCCTCTTCTACTATTACTGGTCTTACCATCACTACAGTTGGAACTGGTTACTCTTCTGCTCCAACACTAACAATCGCAGCACCTCCATCTGGAACTACTGCGACTGCTACAGCAACTATTCAAACTGCTGGTCTAAAAATTATCAATGGTGAAACTTATACCTCTACCTTTTCCGCAGGTGCTGGTGTTGTCGGTACTTGGGCAGCAAAGTATCCAGGAACTTTAGGTAATAGCCTAAAAGTTTCTATAGCAGACTCTGCTGGTTTTACTGGTTGGACATACGCATCTGAATTTGATGCTGCTCCAGGAACTTCTCCATACGCTGCAAGCGTAGGTGGGTCTGGTGATGAAGTTCATGTAATCGTTATCGATGAAGACGGATTATGGACTGGTACAGCGGGATCTGTTTTAGAGAAATTTGCATTCCTTTCAAAAGCATCTGATGGTAAAAAATCTGATGGTACAAATAACTTTTACAAAGATGCCATCAACAGTCGTTCAGAATATATCTGGTGGATGGATCACCCAACTGCAGTAACAGGCACTACTTCATGGGGTGCTACTGCTGCAGGTTCTACATTTAAAACACTAACTGCCGTTCAAACTGTATCTCTTTCTGGTGGTACAGATGACTACGCATTAACTGATGGTGAAAAAACTAGTGCGTTTGCATTATTTGCCAATGCTGAACAGTATGATGTTTCTCTAGTTATGCTAGGTAAAGCATCTACTACCGTTGCACAGTACGTAATTAGCAATATCTGCGAAACTCGTCTAGATTGTATCGCTTTGATTTCTCCAGAGAGAGTATCAAATGGTGATACAATTATCGGAGCAACCTCTACAGAAATTGGTTATATTACTGCATACCGTGATGCAATTTCAAGCACATCATACGCAGTTATGGACTCTGGTGCTAAGTATCAATACGATCGTTACAATGACAAATATCGTTATGTCCCATTAAATGGTGATGTGGCTGGTCTGTGTGCTCGTACTGACTATACTAACGATCCATGGTTCTCTCCAGGTGGTCTAAATCGTGGTCAAATTAAGAATGTTGTTCGCTTAGCAGTTAATCCAACTAAGACACAGCGTGACACTCTTTACAAGAAAGGTGTTAATCCTGTTGTTACTTTCCCAGGAGAAGGAACTGTTCTATTCGGTGACAAGACTCTATTGGCTAAACCAAGTGCATTCGATCGTATCAATGTTCGTCGTCTATTCATCGTTATGGAAAAAGCGATTGCAACTGCTGCTAAATTCCAGTTGTTCGAATTCAACGATGGATTTACTCGTGCACAGTTTAAGAACTTGGTGGAGCCATTCCTCCGTGATGTACAAGGTCGTCGTGGTATTACTGATTTCGTTGTTAAGTGCGATGAGTCTAACAACACAGGTGAAGTTATCGATCGTAACGAATTCGTTGCTGATATCTTCGTTAAGCCAAATCGTTCTATCAACTTTATTACTCTCAACTTCGTTGCTGCTCGCTCTGCGATTAACTTCAGCGAAATTGGTGCTTAATAACAGATAAATAAAGATAAGAACAAGGAGAATTAAATGGCAAATATTGCTGATTTTAAAGCGCAAATGATTGGTGGCGGTGCTCGCCCGAATCAGTTCCGTGTTGAATTATCTTTCCCATCTTATGTTACATTGGGTGTGGTAGCAGGACAGCGTGCACAGTTTTTGTGTAAAGCTGCTCAGTTACCTGCTTCTACAATCGAGACACTTCCTGTTCTCTATCGTGGTCGCCCAGTGAACTTTGCTGGTGAAAGAACTTTCCAACCATGGACAGTAACAATTTACAACGATACAACTTTTGGTATCCGTAATGCACTAGAACAGTGGCAATCTGGTATTCAGAATTATAATACTACCAATGGTCGTATTAACCCAACTGATTATCAAGTTGACTTGAATGTTCACCAACTAGATCGCAACGGAGCAATTATCAAGAGTTATAAATTTGTAGACGCATTCCCAACTGCTATCTCAGCTGTTGGCTTAGATTACGAGCAACAAAATGCAATTGAACAGTTTGACGTAGAGTTTACATATAACTTCTTTACTTCAAACACTGGGGCAGCTGCTGGATTTGGTGTCAATGTTTCTATCGACACTCCAGTTGGTTCGTTCCCTCTTTAATAATTAACTGAGGTTTTTACATTATGCAACTATTTGGCTTTGAGATAAAGCGTAAACAAGGACAGGAACTACCGAGTGTAGTTCCTCCTAGTCCAATTGAGACAGGATCAACTGTAGTAAACACTGGTGTTAATGCTGGTGGGCACTACGGTATGGTCATGGATCTTGAGGGCACGATTAAAAATGAAAATGATTTAATTCGTCGTTATCGTGAGGTTTCTCAGTATAGCGATTGTGATGGTGCGATTGAAGATATCGTAAATGAAGCAATCGTTGCAGATGAGGATAAACGATCTGTTGAGTTAAAATTAGATGAATTAAAAGTTTCTGCTTCAATTAAAAGTAAAATTAAAGAAGAATTTGATAATGTACTCCGTATATTAAAGTTTGATGAAAGAGCACATGAACTTTTTCGTTCATGGTATATCGATGGAAGATTATATTATCAAATTCTTATAGACGAAAATAATATTAAACAGGGTATCGTTGAACTTCGTTACATTGATCCTCGTAAAATTCGTCGCATTAAGAATATTAAAAAAGAGAGAAACAAACAAGGTGTTGATGTTGTAAAAGAGATCGAAGAATATTATCTTTACAACGACAAAGGAATTACAGAGCAAACAACACAAGGTGTTAAGTTGGCTCTTGATTCAGTGGTCTATGCTCCATCAGGATATGTAGATCAAAATACTGGAATGATGATGTCTTATCTACATAAGGCAATCAAACCAGTAAATCAATTAAAGATGATTGAAGACTCTTTGGTCATCTATCGTATCAGCCGTGCACCTGAACGAAGAATTTTTTACATTGATGTTGGTAATTTACCAAAGTTGAAAGCAGAGCAGTATGTAACGGACATTATGAATAAGTTCCGTAACAAGATTGTTTATGATGCAACTACTGGTGAAACTCGTGACGATCGTCGTCACTTGTCAATGATGGAAGACTTCTGGATGCCTCGTCGTGAGGGTGGTAAAGGCACAGAGATTACTACTCTTCCAGGTGGACAAAATCTGGGTGAGATTCAGGACATCGAATACTTCCAAGGTAAACTTTATCATGCATTGAATGTGCCAATTAGTCGTCTACAACCACAACAAGGTTTTAGCATTGGTCGTTCACAAGAGATTTCTCGTGATGAAGTTAAGTTTAATAAGTTTATTGTTAGACTTCGTAAGAAATTTAGCGTGTTGTTCTCTAACGCATTAAGAGTACAACTAATCGCAAAGGGTGTTATTCGTGCAGATGAATGGGATGAGATTCGTCCATTCTTGAAGTATGATTATCTAGAAGACAATCACTTCTCTGAACTAAAAGATTCTGAAATTCTAATGCAAAGAATTCAAAGTCTGCAAGCATTGGATCCATATGTTGGTAAATATTATAGCCAAACTTGGGTTCGTAAAAATATTCTTCGTTTAGATGAAGATGAGATTGAGCAGATTGAAAAAGAAATCTCTGATGAACAAGAAATTCAACTTGGTCAAGCAGAAAAAGCAGGAATGTTAGATGGTGCACAACAAGCTGCAACACAAAATTATATGGCACAGAATACTGAACAACCTGAAGAGCAAGAACAACAGCCACAAGAAGATGATCAAGCAACAGAGGAACAACCAGTACAACGAGAGTCAGCTAAAGTTAAACAACTAAAAACTGGCACTTGGCCAAATTAACAGGAGAATATTATGAATGAAACAGTACACAATTTAGTAGATGCGATTGCCTCTGGTGATGCTTTAGGAACACAAAATGCTTTTGCAGCTGCAATGGCAGAAAAATTATCTACAAGATTAGATACTATGCGTGCTGATGTAGCACAAAGCATGTTTGCTGGACAGGAAACTCAAGAAGAAGTTGTTGAAGAAAATCCTGTTGAGCCAGAACAACAAGTTGGCTAATGTATTATACTGAGTTTACCAAATCTATTAAAAGATCTAATGTTGTT